ATCGCTTTCGCCTGGTTCGCTTTCAGGGATAGCGTAACAAAAGGTAAACGTAATTATATGGAGGTGTTGGTATGAATAAACCATTCATCAATATCAGCGAGCTACGCCAGCTGGTTGAGAGCGGGAAGCCTGTTACTGAAATCGCCAGAATCATCGGCACGACACCGAGCACGATCAAGGTACTCTGTTCCAATAACGGTATCAGCCTTCTGCTCCCGCCAATCGAGTCATCACCACGGACCGTGGCGCATGTCGCGATGTACAAGAGCGTCCACGATGCCTATGCGGATCGCGCAAAAAAGTATCGGATAACTCCCGCGCGATTAATGAATGCGATCTTGACGATCATAGTCAAGGATAATTTATTCTCCGCGGTGCTAGACGACAGCAAGGAGCAAGATAGCCTTTTGCGGCAGAAGCCAAGTCGCTATCATCGAAGGGCTGCGCCGGTAAAACCCGGCAATGGTGCTGCCGCTGATCACAAGATCGTCACCCATCCGTCGAACGATGGTTCAGACAGTCTCGTCCTAGGCAAGGTCAGCGGCAGGTCACCAAAATGAGAGCCTCAATGCGCCATATGAAAGACTTTAAGAACCGCAAAACGCGCAACGACAACCACGACAAACGTATGCAATGGGGGCTTCTCAAGAACACAATAAGCACAAGTTCAAGAAATCGCCGCGTCAAGGTATCGCTCGCCAAGATCGAACTAGGGGAGAACGACAAATGAATTCTGTCGAAGAAGAATCAATAAGGATGAACTCAATCGCGACGGCTCTTGATAAGCTTTACAACGGCGACAAAACAGGCAAGGACAAGGACATAGGATTTGTGCTCCTTGTATTCCCTTACGGACAAGTCAGCGATGGCCGCGTCAACTACATCTCCAATGGCGCCAATCGCCGCGACATTATCTCCTTGATGAAGGAGATGATTGCGCGCTTTGAAGGTCAACCAGAAGTGACGGGGCATGCATGAGAGACAATCGGCTCGCCCCACCTTGGAACTGGCATCACGAGTTGCACCAGATCACAGGCGCGATAGCCCGACACGGCAGTAAGATCGACAAAGAGCTAGTCAAGCAATGGATCGAGGCAATGAAGAAGATCACCAAGTCAATGCGGGAGGAAATAAAATGAGACGGGTTCTGGTCTGCGGTGGGCGAGACTATACAAACAAAACGCTTTTGTATCGCAAGCTTGATGAGGCGCATGAGTTTAGCTCCATCGTTTGCGTAATCTCTGGGATGGCGCCAGGAGCCGATACCTTGGCCGCTGAATGGGCGAAGGAACGCGGCATAGAACTCGTACCGTTCCCTGCGGACTGGTCGAAATATAGCCGCGCCGCAGGACCAATAAGAAACGCAAAGATGCTCGTCGAAGGGAAGCCTGATGTTGTTATGGCGTTTCCCGGCGATAAGGGCACTAAGGATATGATTAAGCGAGCGACCAAGGCAAAGATACCCGTTGTTCAAATCCGTGTATGATGAGGAGATTATGACTGACATTGTTGAACGGCTGCGCAAACGCGCCAATGATGAGTTCGTACAGGATCACCCGATCATGCTTGAAGATGAGGCCGCCGACGAGATCGAGCGGCTGCGCAAGGCACTCGAAAAAATCTACCACATGGCGGATAACTGGAATGACGACTGGGACGCAATGAAGCAGATAATCAACGATGCAACAAAAGGACCACAAACATGAATAGCTATTTGCGGATGGCGACGCTATCCGTTGCGCTACTCTCAACAACACCTGGCGATGCTGCGGTGTTGACGTACACATACCAAGGACAGCCATTGTTTTACGGTTCAAATTCAACAGTAGGCTGGACCGGACAATTTAGCATTGATGAAGCTCTCCTGCTGGGAGGCTCACTAGCAAACACGACACATTCCTTCAATTGGGAGGCGAACTCCGTGCTGCCTAATTGGGCCCCTGGAATCAGCTTGAGCTATGGCCCACTAATCGTCACGAGCAATATTGGACGAGGGCACTTCTCAATAACATTCGACGCTGACCAACACATCATAGCTTGGGAGGGATACAATACGTTTGGATATATTGATCCGTACACCAGAAATGGAATTGACGGATGGTCTCAAGGCTTTGCGCAAAGCATCGTCCCTGGTACTTGGACTGGTGGTCCTACGGTTGCGGCTGTACCTTTACCAGCGACGTTGCCGTTGTTTGCGATTGGTCTTGGGATGCTTGGTCTATTCGGGAGGCGCAAATGAAACTATATCCGTGGGATGAGGTTATTGAAAAGTGTGAATTGATCCTAGCACAAGGCGGAGCCATTTACCAACAATTCAACTGCCAGCATTGCGGACGTAAACAAACAATGGACAAGCCAAATAGCTTTTACATTGCTGGTATATGCGAGGAGTGTGGAGGAACGACCGACATTAAAAAGAACGGGATGAACTATATGATTCATCTTGGCGCTAAGGTGAAATAAAAAAGGGGAGGCGATTAAGCCTCCCCAATTCATTTAAGCCGCAGCGAGAAGCTTCTGCTGTTGCTTACGACGACGCAACTTCAACATACCGAGTCCAGCGATGCCTGAACCAAAGAGCCAGACGGCTCCTGGAACAGGTACTGCCTGCACAGCCGGGACGATGAAGAATGAGTCAGGACCATCATTCGTATTCGTCATGCGAGCAAAGAACGCATACTGATGATTTGGATCAAGGCTAGCGGTCGTCAGACCATTGAGCAAATAGTCAGGAAAGCCCGTCCCATTGTTAAGGGTCGGAAGTGCGATGTCATCGGCCAAAGCCGGCAAGAACGACGCGATGACCGTGTGTGAAGTAAGATCGAGGAAGAAGAACGACTCCAACACCTGTGCGCCCTGCCCATTGGCTTGGTTCACATCAATGCCGATGGAGAACGCATTCTGGCCGCCCAGTGCAGTGATCAGGTTGATGATCTGCTGACCGCTGTAGTTGACCGCAGAGATAGTGTCGGTAGCAAGGTTCGTGTCCCTGAGAATACCAGAAGAGAAGTAAGTCTCAGAGGTCTGGTTGCCTTGGTTGCCGTAGTCCGTGTAACCAAAGTTCTGGTCGATGTTAGTCTGATTTGGTTGGTTCGCTCCGCAAATAATGCAAGGAGCATTCTGCGGTTGATTCCCAGCCGGTACACCGCCCAGTGTCAGATCTGTGCCACCAAGTGTCCAGACTTGGCCGCCGAGAGTGCGAGTGGCCGCCTGTGCGGGAAGAAGAGAGAGAACAAGCAACGACGCTGCCACCGCAGCGCCAAAGAGACTTTTCATTGGAGTTACCTCTGGTGAGAGTTGTTCGAACAACACAAGGCTATCACAAGGTTGTGACAGGCGGTAGTAAATCTTTTCATTGTAAAACAAAAAAAGCCCCAGCACTCGGCCAGGGCTAGTCACGGAGGGGAAAGTTAGTAATCTCTAGAGTTAATCCAAATCAACAAGAGGATCACAAAGATACCAAGCGCTCCAACAATGCCGCCAAAAATAATCCAGAAGTTGATTGTTTCATAAGTCATTTCGGCGGAATGATGCACTGACTCAGAAGCTTTTGCACCTCCTTTTGCACGTCAAGAAATAACTTGACGTTTTCAGCGCGTTGATTATTGAACTGAGCAGATTGCAGATAAACAAATCCTATCAGCGAGAAGATCACCAGCAATAGCCCAAGCATCAGCGGTTGCGCCTTTAGCACGTCCAACAATGCACCGATATTGCTACCATGTCCGTTCATTTGCTTCTGTCCCTTAAGAATTCATTGACAACGCGTAGCAGTTGCGCCTCGTTGCTTTTGACTTGTTGTTCAAGGACCGTGATGCGCTCCTCCATCTTTGCCATCCGCGCCACGGAATATTCCGCACCACGCGTCTCCATTATTGACACGCGTGTTTCCAGCTTGACTGAGTAAGCAAGGATCGCCGCTGCTGCTGTTGCAAGAGCCACGGCTTGCGCCCCCAGAAAGAGTATCAATGTTTGGTTCTCCCCGAACCATGACTTGATATCTTTCACCATCAACGGACTAAGGGTCGGCCAGTATCGACGATGCCGATCATATCAAGCAGAAGGAGGATCAGGATGAGTACGCAAACCACGGTTATCACGACCCGCGCGATTTGCTTGAATGGCGCCATCATTGGCAGATTGTCGACCAGGTATATTAACAACCAAGCAACGACGCCAAGCACGATTAGGTAGACGACGAAGTGGATCAAGGTATTGATCATTTGTGGCCTCCTGTTTCATGAAACTGGTACGCCATTGACGGTTACTATTACGTCTCCTGTTATCTCGATATTGACGCGCGCCTCCACGACTGGCGGATGCGGCATCGGTCCTGGTATTGGCGGCCGTGGTGTCGATGGAGGTATTGGCTCTGGGATTGGCGGCATTGGCATTGGTGGTCGCGTTGGCTTCGATACTTCACCGCCAAGGTGATCCGCCAAGGCGGCACATATCTGATTGAAGTTCATTTCATACTGCGCCGTGTCCGCCTCGCTGTCCACGAAACAAACCTCGAGCAATACCGCTGGCGCTGATGTCTTGTTGAGGAAGAACAAATCAGTCCGCTTCTTTGGACCGCGATTGATAAAGCCACCGGATTCAGAGATGACCTTGGATAGCTCTGTCGCTAGGGATTGCTGTGTCACGTACAATACCTCCGTGCCCATGGGTTTGCTAGTTGTCTGGTACGCATTGAAGTGAACGGATATGTCGAGTTGCCGCGTCTTGCTATTGTGGAAGTCAACTATGCGATTAAGGTTCTCGCTTTGCGTCTTGGACACATCATCATGGAACGTGACGACATTGCAGCCGCGCATGCGTAGCTCCAAGGCGAGCTTCTCCACGACACTTCTAGCTTCGTCAACTTCATCGAGGTAGCCAGAAGCACCACGGACATATTTGCCGTGTCCAGAGGACATCACGATAGAATTATAGATGCCCATGTCAGCCTCTTCTGGTAATTCATACGGGAAGGTCACTTCAACCTCATCGTCTGTCTCAATGCCCAATGCCGCCATAAGCCCAGGCGATAAATCCGCAACACGGCCAGTATCCTTATGCGGTCCCCAGTCCGCAGGATAGGCCATGAACTGTTTGCCGGTCTTTGGCGAGCGTACCAATGCCATAATGCCGAGCAATTCATTCTTTGATGTCTCATCATAGTCCCAGCGGCAAGCAACATAGAACTCTTCTGGGTTCAATCTTCTTGCGAGGCCTGTTGTTCCTGGAGGCTGATGCGGCAGGAATAGATGCGGCGCATCCGCCACCTCATAGATGAACGCCAGTCCCTCGCTTGGCGATACTCCCGTATCACGGGGACCACCAAAGTGCGAACATTTGCCGGTGATTGTTCTCATAGCTTTGCCGCGCGTAGCCACATCGCTTCCATTGCCTCTGGCGTTGTGTTCTCGGTATTGAGATAGGCCGCCAACCCTTGCACCCATTCATCGTCAATGGAGATCGTCTGCGCACCAACGAAGAACATATTGGCTTCGAACTCCCGTTCATTCGGCACGTTGGAGGATTTGATGTAGTTATCTATCTCATTGGGCAGTGCGCCAGTCTTCATCGTGCCTAACGCAGAATTCTGGGTAATTGAACCCATGTTAGCGAGTTCCTGGTAGAACTGCCTTCTGGAAATTGGCGGTGGCTTCAATGGCGGTGGCTGGATGTAAGGCATCGTCACGCCGCCCAGCGCGACCCATTCCTGGTACGCGATCCAGTCAGCATTGTCTGGATCATTCGGAATCACTGCGCCATCGTTGCGGATCACAGCAGTGCCTTCTGCGTTGGCGAAAGTGTACGTCACCACTTGTTCTTTTGGCTCCGGTGGAGGGATAACAAACGGTGGCGTTGGCGGCATAAAGCTCCAATCGTCATTCGGCATCTCTTATAACCTCGCGCTGGCTAGGAGTGAATCGACGTAGGCATATCCACCAACAGTTGTTATATCGGCTGAAAGTTGACATGAATACGGAGTGGAGAGGCTTGCTGACGGACCTGATACGAACGTACTGCCACCAACAGTAGCGGTAATTGTTACTACCGGTGCGATCCGCATGTAGGGATTAAAGTGATAGGTTGCGCGACGATAGCCTGCAGAGTTATCAATTGAAAACAACCACAAGCCACCAGGAGAAAATGTCTCATAGCGGAAATATCTCTGGCAGATCAATAACTCCTGATCGAATGGGCGCATGATCAATGGCGCTTGCGCGGCGGCGGGTGCTTGGGTGCCAGGGAAAACAAATACCCCGAACAGATAAATACCATCTGCTGTTGTCTCAACGCCATTGACTTGTCCGGGGGCTGCGATGTAGTTGGCATTGTACCAAGTGTTAGCAACTGGTGCTGTGTAAATCGTGCCACTTGCCAACGTGAAACCAAACAAGATGCCAACGCCATTCGTTTTATTCCATGTCCCGGTCGTGCAACCAGGGATGGTAATAACATTATATTGTGGAACCCCAGCGACAGCTTGTACGTATGCAGCGCAGTAGCTGCGATCAGAAGTGGCGTTGCCAACCTTCAGAGTGTAACCGCCAGCACGTTGATGCACTGACCAAAACGCAATGGTGATTGGTCTGGCGCTGGCGGTTCCCCAACCAAGACGTGCAATGCGGTAGCCTTCTATTTGTTGAGCCATGAAGGCATAGTCGCCACCGCCTAATGTCGTCTGCGCCACGGTAGTGTGAAACACCAAGGTGTATTGCAAACCTGGAACATGAGTATCATCATAAGCGCCAAGACCCGTAGTCATGCTACCGACACGACCGTGCGACCATCCATCGATAGCGTAACCCGGCGTTATCTGACTGCTGCCGTGGCCATATTGCTGGCTGACCTCAAAGCTGCCATTGTATTGCATTCCGTTGTACGCCATCGCGTCGAGCGGCGTGGCCCATTGCTTTGTTACAGCATGCAATGGTGCAGTTGGATCGCCACTCAACGTCAGCAAGCCCGTCATAACGGCATCAACGCCGCCAGCCTTATGCACAAATAACGCAGGGTCAGGCGGGGCGGGCCGCACGTCACCTTGTACTACCCACGTACCCGTCACCTTCAGCCACAAGGTCCAAGCAGGGACATTGGTCTTGAGCGCATAGTCCCCATCATTGCCGATTCCAGGATCAGGCACAGTACCATCAACCGCGTAGATAATCCCGGCATCGGCCATCTTCGACAAGAAGTCACGCAACACCGCCTGTGTGATCGCAGGATCATACCGTGACCAAGAGTTCTTCAAGATCATGTAGACGGAGTTAGTCGCCGTGGCTCCTGCCCATGGAGCCATTAACGTGATAACATTGAAGCCCGCATTGACGCTCGACACGTAGGCTTGCGTTGTTCCGACCTGTAACGTGTCACCAAGTAGCACATCGACAAAGATTGCACCTGAACTGGTTACCGTCGCCGAGCCGTTGGTAACAGTTACCGTTCCGAGATTATAGATTTGCCCGAGTGACACTACATCCTCGCATCAAAGTTGATGTTGCCACCTCCACCAGCATATACTACTGCCACCGCGCCATTGTACTGGATGCCGGATGCCAACGTAAAGTCAAGTTCAGCTTTGATGGCAGTTGAATAATTTGATGTGATGGTTGTTGCTGCGCTGACAACAGTACCAGACAGGAAAGACACCGGAGAGGTCATCAACACGGCAGGTGCAACTCGCATCGGCACTGGATGATAAGCCATCGCCCGCGCAACCACGGTAGTTGGCGAATAGACTGCGCCGACCAACGCCGGAATGCCATTGTAGAAATATCTCATGCATGTGAGAACTTCTTCGTCGTATGGCCGCATCAGCTTGGGCAGATCGCTCACGAGCGGCAACTGCGTTCCAGCCGAGATAAATACTCCAGTGATCGCGAACGCATTGCCAGCCGTGTTGAATAAATTTGACGTTGCGTTGAAGGTCTGCACTTTGTTGAAGGTGCCCCAGGCATCGAGCGCCACAACCGGCGCAGCCTCTTTGCCATCGGCAAATATTTCAAACGTCAATCCAACCCCGTTGCTCTTGTTCCAGGTACCAGCCGTGTCGGGCGGCACGTTGAAGGCGACGTAGTTCCAGTTGTTGACGATTGCGAACTCATGATAGTAGCAGCGCGACTGATCGGCATTCGATAACTTGGCAAAGATCGTTCCAGGTCCAAGCTGATTGTAATAGCGGAACGCCACAACAATCGGCGACGCAACACTGCCAGGCATCAAACCAGAATCACCGCCCCAGCCCCAATGAGCAATCCGGTATCCCTCAATTTTGTGCCGAAACTTCACGAAGTCGCCGCTCGCTGGAGCCGAGAAATTTGCCGCATTGGAGAAATAACAACATTGTGGAAACTCCCTCGATGCGGCGGTTTGCGTTGACCAAATGGAAGCCGTGGCGTGCTTGAACATTCCCTCCCATCCATCAACGATATTCCGCGCCACATTGTTGGTGAGGAAGTCGGTTGGTATTTGGCACACCTCCATCGAGGTATTCCACGCGACATTTTGCTGGACGCCATGCGGTTCACGGAGGTCACCCTGCAACACCCATGTCCCGCCGACCTTGAGCCAAAGCGTCCACTCCGGCGAATTGGTTCTCAGCGCATAGTCGCCATTGTTGCCGATGTCCGGGTTCGGCGTCGTGGCGACCGAGTAGATCACTCCTGCTGCATTGATCTTCTGCAGCATGTCACGGACCCAGGATTGAGTGATCGCTGGATCATATCGCTCCCATGAGTTCTTCAAGATCATATAGGGAGCGCTTGCGGCAGTGGTCCCAGCCCACGGGGCTTTCAGCGTAATGACCGTCAGACCAGTATCGACACTCAGGATGAACGCCTGAGTTGTTCCAACCTGCAACGTGTCGCCATCGATCACATCGTTCCAGATGACGCCTGCGCCTGTGACGGTTACTGATCCATTAGTAACCGTCACAGTTCCAGTATTGTATATTTGTCCGAGTGCCATCAGCCCAAAATCTCATATTCGCCGCTGAGCCAAAACGTACCAGCACCAGTGAAGGTGCCATTGTAATACCAGAAGATCGACTGGGTTGAACTGGCATACATCAGACCTGTGAGATCAGCAGCGCCGCCGGTCATGCCATGGAATGGCGTATAGTCCGCCGCCGGGAACGGCAAGTAAAATCTTATCCAGGCTCCAGCCGATCCAACGTTGGTGATGTCGAGTTGGTATCGCCACTTGCATGTCTTTCCAACCAGGGCATAGTAAAAATCATTTCTGCCGATTGCGCCAATTGCTCCCACGCCAGAATCAACCGGCGGATGATACAGAGTCCAGGATGGCCGAAAGAAATTAGGATTGACCTGGATATTTGTTCCAGATGCGACGTTATTTATATTAGTCACGTTGCCATAATAGTCATTGCCCTCGACATAGACGTAGGCGGTGCTGCCCTCGAAGTGCAATCCTTCACCGTTTTGACCATACCCGCCGCACGGTCCGATCCTGTTCGAAGTAATCCTCGTTCCTCCATTGCCGAATGGAGATGCCGACACGTTGGAGAGAAAGACACCATAACCATTGCCACCCATGCTGCAATTGTTGATGCCAACGTTATGAATACCGTTGCCGGAGACGATGACTCCGGAATGCGTATTCCCCATCATTTGGCAATTGTTGAATGTTACTCCCTCAATGAGAGACGGCGCAGTCGCAACGAGCGCAACACCATGTTGCGATCCACTCATAATGTTGCAATCAGTAAATGTGCTGCGGCCAACAGCACCACTGCCGCCGGGAGCGGCGTAGATATTAACTAGATTACCATATTCAAACGTGCATCCCTGAACCGTGACACGATTGACATTCTGGCCTGATCCAGGATCAAACAGCATGCAATAGTGCGCGTGATTAAAAACGCAGTCAGTGATACTAGTTTTATCAGGATTGTGCCGAAGCAGTATCTGCGCGTATGGCAACGGTGTTGCTGGACCGTCGCAATAGACCTTGTCAATGAAGATAGTGCCTTGGGCATTGATCAGCACGATGCCGTAACCATTCCCCACAGTGCTATCGATAGTCCCGTCCTTGATAGTGAGGTAGTAGCCCGCGTTGTCGATCTGAATGCCAATCCATGCCTGAGCAATAAGAAAATCCTGGATCGTGATGGCATTGCCAGTGGTCAAGATATTGATGCCGCCAGTGCGTGCTACCGAGTTGATACATCCAATATCCCGGAAATATTGAAAGCCCTGTAAATTAAATTGATGGTTGGTGGCATGCGTCATCTTGATGAACGAGCGGCGGGCACCGTCACCATAAATGTTCACTCCGGACGGTACGGTGATCACGTTAGAGTGCCGATACACGCCATGCGGTAAATAAGCATTAAGCCCCATCGCCGCGCAGTAGTTCATCCAATTGTTGAATGCCGTTTGATTGTCGGTGCTGTCGTCGCGCCTCGCTCCAACCGACAGCGCGCTAAGATACGGCTTGTTGCAGTATTCCCACCACGCGCCATCCGCCGATTGAAAGCCAAAATAACCAGCAGGCAGTCCGCCAGGCTTCCTCACGAACTCAATCCGCTCGCTATCGCCGATAGAATAGTATCCAGCGATGTTGATCATCTGGATCGACGGTGCAATGGTCGCGGCTTGTGCCAGCGCCATCGTATCGTAGGACGATGTTGGCGGTGCCGAGCCTCCCGATGGCGGGGCCTGCACCACCCAGACCCCAGAAGCCTTCAGCCACACCGTCCAAGGCGAACTAGTCCTTAGTGCGTAATCACCTTCATCACCGACAGCAGGATCAGGGACCTCGCCTGGAGCGACTGCATAAAACACCCCAGCATCTTCTAACTTAAGCATAAACTCACGCAGCATCACTTGGGTGATCGAAACAACGTATCGTTCCCAAGACATCTTCAGGATCAAATACGTTGCGCCCGTTGCCGTCGTTCCAGCCCAAGGCGCAGCGAGCGTAATCACTGTGAAGGTTGCATCAACGCTCGACACGATAGAGACATATGGTCCGACCTGAATGAAATCACCGATCAAAACATCTGACCAGATCACACCAGAACCGGTGACGGTCGTGGAACCATTGGTAACGGTCACCGTCCCGACATTATAGAATTGCCCGAGCGCCATTCTATTTCTTCCTCACTCGGTCTTTGAGAGCCATCGCCATATCTATTCCATCCGGACGATCCGGCCACGCATTAATCTGCTCAATGTGACTCAATCCCTGTTTCGATAGATCGCGGAGCTTCTGGCGGTATTCTGTCCAGGCGTCACTTTGTTCATTGGTCAATCGTCCCGGAGCGAACATTGAATCTGTCGCGTTGAGCTCTTGAAAGATGGTCACCTTCACCTCATGCTCAGACGGAAGCTGTGCGGCGTATTTCTCTTCGTCAGTCATCTCAACAACTGCGCCATCCACGACCTTGTGCTTCATATGGCTAAGCCCTTCGAATGGCTCTTCAAGGTCAATGTAGTCCTGAC